TACGTGGACAGGAATTATTATGGACACCAACCCTCCGAACGATCGGCATTGGTGGTACCAACTCGCGGAGGTAGAGAAGCCTGATGGTTACAAGTTCTGGAAGCAACCTCCTGCGCTCTTGAAAAGCTACGACAAAGACAAGAATGTTATCTACACTCCGAATGACGGGACGAAGAAAGGAGTGCCCAAAGCCGAGAACATCGACAACCACAACAGCGGCTTTGACTATTATATGCGTATGCTACCCGGCAAGGACGAGGAGTTCATCAAGGTCTTTGTTATGGGCGAGTACGGATCTGTCTTTGGCGGGAAGCCTGTGTACCCTGAGTATGCGGATTCTGTTCACTTCTCGAAAGAGGAGCTTGTGCCATACAAAGGACTGCCGCTTGTTCTAGCTTGGGACTTTGGTTTGACCCCCGCGTGTGTGATTATGCAACTGACTCCCAGAGGCCAGCTTCGTGTTCTCGACGAACTCATCAGCGAAGATATGGGAATTGAGAGGTTTGCTCGGGATATTGTGAAACCGTTCCTCGCGACGGAGAAGTACAGCGGTATTGGGTTTCAGTCTGTCGGGGATCCTGCAGGTAGCCAGAGGGCGCAGACCAATGAGGTCACCTGTATGCAGATGCTTGAGATGCAGGGGTTCAGGACTGAACGTGCTCCTACGAATGACTTCATCCCAAGGCGTGAAGCGGTGGCTTGGTTCTTAACCAAAATGGTGGATGGAGAACCCGGGTTCATTTTGTCGAATACTTGCGAGGTTATCCGCAGGGGCTTTATGGGAGGGTATCAGTACCGCAGGATGAATGTTTCTGGCGGCGGGGATAAGTTTGCTGAAACTCCTGACAAAAACGAGTTTTCCCACCCCCACGACTGCATCCAGTACGGTGCGTCTTATGTGAGGAGTGCGACTCGGGATACTATGGCTGGAGGATTTCATCAGGCTATGGGTCGTGAAAAGCGAGTTGTGAAGCACCGAAGCTTTGGAGCTTGGAGCTAAATGTTCTTGACTTTTGCCTCCCAATGAGTTACGATCCCGCCAGAAAAGTCGGAAAGGTTTCCGGCTTGCACGTGCAAGTTTCATAGTAACCTTTAACACAAAGGAGGAGGCAGGAGATATGAAACGATTTGTAAGAGGAGTACTAGGGATAGCACTTGCGGTTGGGTGCTTTACGTTCGTAGCGGCTCGTTACGAGGAGCTGGTAGTTGGGAAGCTGAGAGCTGAGAGAGCTGTAGTTTGCGAGAGCACTGTTGCAGTTACTGGCGCGGCTACGATGAATGGTGGTCTGACAGTTAGCGGAGCTATCAATCAGTCTGGTGGCGTTTCTACGAAGACAGCAGTAGCTACGACTACGACCAACGGTTCAGAGATTACTATCTCTGCTCCAGTCCATATTCTGACTGGAACTGGGATGCTGGACAATCACACGAATATCGTGACGGTTGTTAATCCGGCACAGTATACTGAAGTGCTCTTTATCGTTAGCGCGACCAGCACCAACCTCGTTAGGTTTGAAGATTCCGGTAATCTGGCTCTGTCCGGCGCGGCGGTTCTCGACAACAACGATACGTTGGGTCTTTACTTCACAGCTACAGACAACGGCGTGGAGACCTCGCAAGTAGATAACTAAGACTCAAGAAACCCTTGGCAGGAGTTTTCTTATGGCACAACAGCCGTCCTATTCAGGAGGCCTTTTGAGGATAGCCTCTGCGGATGAAACCGCAGAGGCTATGCGTCAGTCTGACAAAGAAAAGGCCGAAGCAAAGTATAGCAATCAAGACACGGAAGTTATCAGTCTTGTCAGCTATCTTATGAACATCTGGAACGAGAACCGCCAGCACAAAGAAGAAGAGAGCGGCGTTCAGGAACAGATGATAAATAACCTCCAAGCCCGTAACAACGAGTACAGCTCGACTAAGCGAGATGAAATCCAACGTGCCGGGATGCCCGTTGTTTATATGGGTTTGACAAACGTGAAATGTTCACACGCAGAAGCGTGGCTTATGGACATCTTCTCTTCATCCGAAAGAACGTGGGGTATCCAACCCACACCAGTTCCCGACCCAACACAGGAAGTTCAGCGCACCACTTCACAGATTGTTATGGCTCAACTCCAAGAACACTTTGCTCAAGGCGGGGATACTCTCGACCCTCAGCAGTTCCAAGAAATTTTGCAGACCCTCGAACCTCTGGCCGAAGAGGTTATGGATATGGAGCTTAAAGACCGTGCGTTGAATATGGAGAACAAGATTTATGACCAGATGGTTGAAGGGCATTGGGAAGAAGCTTTTGAAGATTTTCTTTCGGACGTAGTTACTCTTAAGGCCGGAATCATAAAAGGCCCGATCGCTCGCAAGACGAAGAAGATAAAATACGAGACTGACGACAACGGGAATGTAACTCGCAGGGTTGTGGAAGAACCTCTTCCTGACTACTGGAGAATTTCTCCTCTCGATCTATACCCATCCCCTACATCAGAGGGAGTCAACGACGGCGACTTGGTCGAGAAGGTACGTTTTTCTCGGCAGGAACTCATCGACCTTAAGGACGAGCCGGGGTACAACAAAGAAGCCATCAATGAGATTCTTGAGAACTTCTCAACAGTCAATTCCAGCGATCTTTATTACAGCGTTGACGAAGAGCGTCGTGAAGAGGTCGAGGACAAAGAGAACCAGATGATTCAGTTCCGTACCCACATTGAGGGTCTGGAGTTTTGGTGTTCGGTTCAAGGTAAGTCTTTGATTGAGTACGGAATTGAAAAGATCCCGGGGGTGATGAAGAAGGGTGAAGAACTGGATCCTCTTGGCGAGTACCAAATTAACGCTCTTGTTGTTGGAAGCACTTTGATCTACATAGACTTGAATGATGACCCTCTGGGTGAACGCCCCTACTCGAAGACCGGATGGAGAAAGATCCCCGGCTCTTTCTGGTACAAAGGTGTTCCCGAACTGATGGAAGATCTTCAGAGGATCATCAACGCCGCAGTCCGTGCGATGTGTTACAATATGTCGATGGCCTCTGGCCCACAAGTTGAAGTTGATACCGATCGTCTGGTTCCCGGCGAGGATTTGGAAAGTTCGTACCCCGGTAAGGTTTGGCAGACGATCAACCGGGCTAACGTTTCAACTCCTGCCGTTCGCTTTTTTAACCCTGATTCCAACTCGGCTGAACTCTTTGGCATCTACGAGAATTTTGCGCGTCTTGCTGACGACTACACTGGGATACCTGCTTACGCGTACGGTTCTGATAGAGTGGCTGGAGCAGGTCGTACTTCGTCTGGTCTCTCAATGTTAATGACCTCTGCCGCTAAAGGCATCAAGCGAGTGATTCTTGGTATCGACAAGGACATATACAAAACGATCGTTCGCAGACAGTTCGATTGGAATATGCGCTACGATCCTGACACGGAGATTAAGGGAGATGTTGAGATCGTCACGACTGGTGCAGTGGCTGTGATGGTTAAAGAGCAGATGTCTCAGAGACGTATGGAGTTTCTTAACGCTACGAACAATGACGTTGACATTGACCTTACGGGTTTTGATGGCCGCGCTAATGTACTTAGGGAAGCGGCGGCTTCTCTGGAGATGGAGAACTCCAAGGTTGTTAAGGACTCTGAAGAAGTTCGCCAGATGGTGAAGCAGAAAGAGGCTCAAGCTGAAGCGGCTATGCAGGCCGAGATGGAAGCGGCACAGGCTGAACAGCAGTTGCGGGTGCAAGGGCTTCAGCTGGATAACCAGCTCAAGCAGATGGAAGTCCTTGTGACACAAAATAAGATCGAAGTTGAGAAGCAGAAGCTGGCTCTCGAAGCCGCCAAGCTTGAGCTTGAGAAGCAGAAGATTATGATTGAAGCCGGAAAAGCCCAAGCTGACGGGCAGGCTAAGACAATGAAGGCTCAGGCTGATATGCTCGATAAGTCAACCAAGGCGAGTAAACTGGGTATCGATGCTTTGAGTCAGGCGGCTCAGGCAGACGCACAGCTTATGGATGTCGCCGAGAATGAAGTGGCTATGGAAGAGGAGGAACGAAACCCCGAAGACTTTATGGATATAGAGCCTTTGCCTGACGAAGCTGGAACAGGCGTAGAGGCAGAGGAGGTTCCTAGTGCTTAAGTGGACAGAAGATTTTTATGAAGCGGCAGAATCTCTTAAGAACCATCCGGGAGCACAGAGACTTATTCAGTCTTTGGAAGATGCTTTGGATCTGGTCAGGGAAGAGGGAGACAACTTGGACGGTCTGGAAAAAGTTTACCGAAACCAAGGAAGCGCACAGACTTTGAACAGTTTAATCAAGGAATTTTATGCCGCTCCAGAAGCAGTGGAGCGAATTAAAAAGAATTCAGAGGGATCAGGCCCGTCTATCGAGGCGATAACCTAGTTCCCCGTAAACACAAGCGGTGCACACCAATAAAGGGCGCACCAAGGAGATACAGAGATGGTAGTACCAGCGGCGGTAAAACAGATGGAAGCCGAATCAGACGCGGCGTTGGAAGAGTTTGAACAGCAGGTAGCGGAGCAGGAGGAAGAAGTTTCTGCCCTTGAGGTACCTGTTGAGGAAGAACCTATCCAACCTACCGAGGATGAGGAAGATCCAAACGTAACACCAGAAGAGGAACCACCTGTGGTGGAAGAGCAGGGAGTCGAAGCGCAACCTGTTGAGAAACCTATGGATTATGAGCAGATGTATAAAACCCTTAAGGGTAAGTACAATGCTGAGGTTCCTAGACTCCAACATCAGCTGTCTTCACTTCAGGAACAAATGACTGAGGTGTTGACTCGGCCAGCACCTACTGAAGAGGCTTCGACGCCTTCTTCGAGCAAAGGGCCAGCATTTGCTAGGTACCTGAAGAAGGAGGAGATCGAGGACTATGGAGAAGAGATCCTCAGTATGCAGGCTCGTATGGCTGAAGGAGTAGCAGAGGGCGTACTTGAGAAAGTCGTCCCGGGATTGGCGAACAGGATTGAGTATCTGGAGTCTTTGATTTCAGACAACTCGGCCTCTAGCTTTTGGGATCGTGTTGAACAGCACGTACCAAATGCGCGCCAGATGAATGATGATGATCCGTTGTGGCACCTCTTCCTTGAGAAGATAGAACCCAATAGTGGTTTGTCCTATCAGGAGATTGGGGATATGGCCTTTAACAACGGAGACTCAGGCAGAATGGTGACGCTGTTGAAAGCGTATCTATCACAGTCAGGTGTCTCGGTTGCGGGGAAAGATGATCACCCCGTCAAGAAGGAAGCACCTCCGGTGAAACCCGGTAAGGTAGCTAAGAAGTCGGAAAGGGCTCCCTCGAAAGCAAAAGGGAAAATATACAGAGAGTCTGAGGTCAAAAAGTTTTACGACGATCAGGCTAAGGGTCTGTATAAGGGGCGCGAAGAGGAAGCCAAAAAGTTAGAACGAGAAATAGAACTAGCTTTCGACGAAGGTAGGATTGTGAAATAACCGATCCTGTCCGAAGCGAAAGCAAAGGAGGATAGAAAATGTCATATCCAAGAGCACCCGGAAAGGTGGATATTGGTAGTACTACGATGCGTTACATCCCCGTACTTTACGCGGGTAAGTTGCTTGTCAAGTACTATGACGCGACAGTACTGTCGGTTATCACGAACACAAACTATGAAGGCGAGATCAAAAAACATGGCGATACGGTATATATCCGTACCCGTCCTGATATGACGATCCGAGACTATGTCAAGGGCCAGACTCTTGTAAACGAACAGCCCGAGAGCACCGCAACATCTCTGCTCATCGATCAGGGTAAATACTGGTCGTTTGTAACGGAAGATGTTGATAAGATTCAGACTGACATCAAGTCCTTCATCGAAGAATGGACAGACGATGCCGCTGAACAGCTCCGTATCAGCATTGATACAGCGGTTCTGGGTTCTATCTACGCAAGCGTAGACTCGAACAACACTGGAGCTACGGCTGGCCGTAAGTCCGGCGACATCAATCTTGGTGCCGCAGGATCTCCGTTTAGTCTGGACAAGACCAACATCCTCGACAAGATCGTGGATTGCGGAACGGTTCTGGACGAACAGAATGTCCCTGAAGAAGGACGTTGGATAATTCTGCCTGCGTGGGCTTGTGGAATGATTAAGAAATCAGACCTCAAGGACGCTTCTCTGGCAGGAGATGCCACCTCTATTATGAGAAACGGTCTTCTCGGTATGATCGACAGATTCACTCTGTACAAGAGCAACCTGCTTTCAGGTACCTCTTCAGAGCAGAACATAATCTTCGGTCACAGGGATGCCACAACCTTCGCTACCCAGCTGGTAGAGAACAAGGTTCTGGATAACCC